AAGGCGGACCCCCTCGATCCAAGGACCACTAAGGCTGGGGTGAGGAAAAGGTTTGCAATAAAACCGCCTAGTGCTAATGCACGGACATTGAAGAGGTTCAATCAGTTCGTATATCGCTGGGTCCGACAGAAGCTGACTCCGCTTCATGTCGACGCGGATGTGTCTGTAGAGCATTGGCTCGCTCACACCGATTACCCTGACTGGCGCCGAAAAGAGCTACGCGTACAGTGGGATGGCGTTGGAAGCATATGGGACCCCGATAAGGCCCACCGCTACTTCCGATGCAGTTCTTTCATGAAAGATGAGTCATATCCGACCTACAAGCACCCCCGGGCAATCAACTCCCGGTCTGATGAGTTTAAGTGTGCTGTGGGTCCCATCTTTAAGCTAATAGAGGAGGAGGTATACAAGTTGCCTGCCTTTATAAAGCACGTCCCTGTAGCCGATAGACCAGATTATATAATGGGTCTACTACATCGTGAAGGAGCTAAATACCTCGCAACAGATTACACGGCTTTTGAGTCGCTTTTCGTCGAGGAGTTGATGACCGCCTGCGAGTTCCAGCTATACTCGTACATGACACAGTTCCTGCCAGAGGGACCCAATTTCATGCGCCTTGTTCGAGAGGTGTTGGGCGGCGAAAATTTGTGTGTCTTTAAACACTTCCACGTGAGCCTGAAAGCCACGCGGATGTCAGGGGAGATGTGCACCTCACTGGGCAATGGGTTTTCAAACCTGATGTTCATGCTGTTCACCTGTGCTGAAGCCGGGTGTACTGAGGTAATCGGCGTGGTTGAAGGAGACGATGGTCTCTTTACCATGATTGGGAACCCCCCCAAGGAAGAGGACTTCGCCAAGCTTGGCTTAGTTATAAAAGCAGTGGAACATGACACAATTTCAACTGCTTCCTTTTGTGGCATAGTCTTTGATCCCGATGATAGGATCAATGTCACAGATCCGGCGAAGGTTCTATCGAACTTCGGCTGGACCCAGCGAACCCACAACAGATGCCGTCAGTTCAAATTAGACGGATTGTTGCGCTGTAAGGCACTTTCGTACGCATTTCAATACCCTGGCTGTCCTATAATACAGGAGCTTGCATCATATGGTCTCAGAGTCACAGCGGGTGTGACCAATTCCAAGGTGCTTAAGTTAGCTAGCCAGAAAGGGCAAGACTCCTACAAGTTAGGGAAAGTCAAGCTCGCCATAATCCGAGGGAACATACCT